AAATGGAAATGGCAACCTTAGCGGCGCAGAACTACAGCGGTGGCACTAAAGCTCCCGAAAAAGGAAGTGCGTCAGAAAAGTTAATGGAGCAAATAGCATAATGGAATTAACAGAAGATGAAAAATTTATGATATGCAAACTTGCTGGAGTTAGAACTGTGATACATCAGAGAGCGGATTTCTCATTACATGAAAGAACTGCGTCGCCATGTGCCGTTATATGGAACGGTTCTAGCTGGACAGTTTATGTCGGGAGGGAAGAGTAATGGCTTATAGTAAAGAAACCATGCGAGAATGGCGAGAGTCGGTAGACTTTTTCTGGAAATATATATACAACTTGGTTGCTGAAAAACTAAAAGAAAAGGACAAATAATGACGTGGAGAGAAGAAGCAAAGCAGTTAGGTATATCCTTATACGATAAGGAGCTAAAGAGGCCGAGATTGAAAGCTAACGTTGAAGTTGATATAGCATCTGCTAGCGTTCCAAAGTTGACAGTCGATGAACCTGAAAGTGTAGTCATTGAAGTCAGGGAAGCGAATGCAATATGCAGACAGGCTTTACTTGACCATGTTACCGAGATGGGATTCAGTGATGTTTCCATTGAGCGGTGTATAGAATCGCTTATTAGAAAGTTTAAGTTTTTAAATTGCAAACGCAGAGGCATTGCATTTAAGGGGACGAAGAATGACATTACAGCAAGAGAAGAAGGAACTGGAAAAGAAAGAAGCGAAGGAACGGAAAGCGAAAGCGAAGGAACTGGCTCAGACGTATCAGGCGGTATTCGAGAGCCCGAACGGAAAGATAGTCCTGAACGACCTAAAGAAACTGTCGATGATGAACAGCAGTGTTGTACCGCTTGACCATCAAGGCAGAATAGACCCGTATGCGGTTATGCGTAACGAAGGAAAAAAAGTAGTGATAATACATATTGAAAACCAAATAAATAAGACATTTGAAGAGAGACAGGAAAGGGCAGTATAATGGAAGAAGCAACAACAACTGAAACAGCCGCACCGGAGACGGCAGTTACCGAGACAGCAGCACCGCCTCAGAGTTTCATAGAGACGGACGGTACTTTTAAAGAGGGATGGCAAGATGTCTACCTCACAGAAGACCAGCGGGCTAATGCTAGAGTAGCAGGTGGCAGAGTAACAAGCGTACAGAATCTGCTTGATACCGTGATAAACTCAGATAAGATGATTAGCGGTGACAAGATCCTCAAACCGTCTGACAGCTTCGGCGACGAAGACTGGGACGCCTACCACAGAGCAGGCGGATTCACTGGCGAAGTAATACCGATGGTTGCCCCAGAAGGCTTACCGGACGGCGTGTGGAGCGACGACAGAGCGACTGCGTTCTCAACATTGTTCAATGAATTGAAGTTGAGTCCAAAGCAGCAGGCGGGCATAGCAGAGGCATACAACGCTGATCTTGCCCAACAAGTGACTGACATGGGCAATGATAATGAAACTAACAGTGCAGCAGTCAAAGCAGAGTTGTTAGCAGAAAAAGGAAATGCTTATACTCAGTTCATGCACAACGGAAACTTCGCAGTTGAAAAGGGCATGGACGATGCTGACCACAAGCAAAGAGTAATAGATAAGTTTGGCAGTGATGTTGACTTTATCCGCATGATGGGTAATCTCGGCAGTCAGTTCAATGAGTCTGGTTCAGTACCGACGGCGGCAATGGCTGATACGCCAGCAGATAAAATGACACAGATAAACGCAATACATGCTTCTGAAGCGTTCTTAAAACCATTACATCCAGATCATAAAAGCACTATGGCGACATTAACAAGATTATACGCAGAAAATGCAAATATTAAACAACCTGCATAAGCAGGTCGTGTTTGTGGGATACCCTTCTTCGGAAGACCCCAAGCATGGTAGTGTTCTACCCGCTTAACGGCGTAAGTAGAGAAGACCCAATAGGATACCCTTCTCGATTAAACGTAAACGATTTTAATTAGAAGGTAACTATTATGGGTAGAATTATAACAGGCGGGATTCCGCAGGGCTTCGTCGACCAGTTCGACAACACTCTGTATCACCTGCTTCAACAGAAAGATTCAAAGTTTCAACAGGCGGTTGACATCAAGCCACTTATGAACGCAGAGGACAAAGCGTTCGATGCGATAGGCAGACTTGCATTAACCGAGAAAACAGAACGCAATCCTCAGACTCCGCACGAAGAGATCACAACTGAAAGGCGTTGGGTAAACACCACTCCATTCCATCAGGCCGTACTTATTGACAAAGACGACGACATTAACCGTGTTGTTGAACCTACGTCAGACATCATGCAGGAGTTTGTCAATGCAGTGAACCGTAAAAAGGATGAAATTATCCTTGAAGCTATTGACGCTGCTGTTGTTTCTGGTAGAACATCTAAGGGTGGCACTACTATTACATGGGCGTCTCAGGACGGTAATGTGGAATACACTGGCAAGAATACGGGTCGCACTATCATTTACAATAGTGCCGTAGGTAATTGCAATGCCGCAGACACTGGCATGACAATCGAAAAAGCCGAACTGGTCAGAGAGTATTTTGCAAACAACAACGCAGACGAAGGTACACCTATCTGGGGTGCTATCAGTCCACGTCAAGCTACCAACTTCTTCGGGCAGAACGAATACGTCAACAATGATTTCAGTAACGGCAAGCCGCTTACAACTGGTCGTATCATTCCTAAATGGCATGGTATCAACTGGATTGTATCGACTATGATCGAACCTGGAACTAACAATGACACTGCTTCTGGCTCAGTCGATGTTGTTCGTTGTCCGTTCTGGTTGCAGAGTGGCTTGATTCTTGGCGTTCAGGATATGATCTCTACGGAGATTAGTATCGAAAGTACACTGTCATACTCTAAGCAGATTTATGTTCACATGAACATGGGCGCTATGAGACGTGACGAAGACCGAATTGTTTATGTAGAAACAATCGCGTAAATATTAACAGGGCGGCGGTTAATTAGTATGCCGGTTAAGCCCTAAATTTTAAGGAACTATTATGAGTTATTCAAATTACAATCACAGTTTCCGCAGAAGCAAACTGGCGGAACCAGCACAGATTACAGCAGCCTCAAATCTCTGGACTCCAACGGCTGACCAGAAGAACATGCTTGGCATGATCTTTGAAACAGACCAAGGCGAAGAGTACAGGTACTGTAAGAACAATACTACCCAGCTTGCGAAAGCACTCTTGGTTGCCGCAGAAGCACTTGACGCACAGCAGTTGGCTAAGATTCAGACTAATGCCGGTGCAATCGCTGGTTCTGAAACACTGACGGTCGAAGTAGCGACCGGAAGTGGCATTGCTGATGGCGAACTTATTGACGGGTATTTGCTCGTTAATGATGGCGGCGATGCAATGGGCGATCTATATACCATCAAAGATCACCAGTGGACAACTACTGACACGTTTATGCGCGTTACGATTGCCGACGCAGGTGGACTACGTAATGCTGTTTTGGTTACAGACGACCTCACTATCATTAAGAATCAGTGCAATGGCGTCATTGTTAAGCCACAGGCTTTGACTTCGCCGGTAGTTGGTGTAACAACCACGATTATACCTGCGAGTTATTACTTCTGGGCAAAGACAAAAGGTGTTACGGCAGTTCTTGTTGATAATGGCGACACTCTTGTAGTTGGTGAGCCTGCCGGTCAGCCTGGAACGTCCGGCGTTGACGGTGCTATTGGCATTGTAGCTAATGACGGAACCGACCCGGTGTATGGTACAACTATCTACATCTCAACTGGTGACGAAGCCGCTCTTATTAACCTCAATATAGGTATCTAAGAAAGGAGTATTATTATGACTACATTACAAAGTGTAGACTCTGCTTCTAAGATTGGTGCTTATACTGGGCCAGAAGCAGGCGCAGCACAAGACGATAATATCAAGGCTGCTAATGATCTGATAAAGACAGACACCGAAGCCATCATTGTTGATGCGACTAATTCCGGTACGCAACTTCTTGTAACGTCGACTGTTGTGAGTTCTTCTATACCAAATAACACGCAAACGGCTGGTGCTATAACTGGCGCTGCTAGTGGAACTTTGTTATTGAAGGAAATATGTATCAATACAAATGCTACTGGTATCGTGAACCCAACCAACCTTGAGTTCTCAGTAGACAATGTTAATGGTAAAACTGGTGCTGGCTCTCCTATTTACCTAGAGGCTGTAGCGGCACTTGGTGCTAATGCTACAAACTCTAGCAAGGATGCCACAAGCACTACCCTTCCCATGCAAATAGAATCTGGAAAAAAGATTTATATTCATGGTGACGATGGTGCTGGCACTGGTGCTGGAACTGCTAATATTACGTTTGTGTTTGAGCGTATTTCTGACGCAGCCACAATCGCAGGCGTAGCACTTTAACTTTAACGGGAGCGGGTTTCGGCTCGCTCCCATATCTTAAGGAATAATATCATGGCTGATGGCGACCAAACAATCGTCCTTACCAGTGACAATAGGGCAAAAGTAAATAATACCCCGAATGCAGAAGTGTGGGAATTAGTTGTAACGACTACATTCGATGCAGATGATACAACTATTGTGACATTGCCGATTCCGCTGAATGGGATACTGCGCCATGTTACAGTGACGCTGCCGCTCACAACTACAACCGGAACGACTTCACAGATACTAGTAAAAGATAATGGTGACAATACGGTATTCGACACAGGCGAGATAGCAGAAAACGCTACGCATAACTTCGCAACCGATATACCGTTGTCTGGGACAGTAGACGTTAGTCTAGAACCTTCCGCCGCATCCGGCGATGCAGTGACAACAAGTACGATTACCTTACGAGGCATCTAATGAAAGAGAGACACAGACATCCTCAATTCAGTACTAAGGGTCTAGTGGCCTATTATAAGTTATGGGCAGGGCTAACATCCACAGGCAGTGTATTCGATTACTCACAGAGTGGGTTTACCGGAGCAACAGCAGGGACAGATATAGCACCTGCATACCCTGGTTTCGTATTCAACGGAACCGATGATGAGATATTTATGACACAGGGACCTGGAAGTGTTTTAACCATTGTGATGTGGATTAAGGTTGACGACGCCACTGCCGAGGATCTTATCGGCATTAACCTGATTACCTATATAGAAATTGACACTGGCGATGTAGGATCGACTGGATTTGGAGGTGGAAGCACAGTTATTTATGTAGATGCAGTTGAGGCGACCGCAATAAGTGAAGCCGATTGGCATATGATTACGCTTACTAATACTGTAGGTGTTAACGCTGATTTAGGCGAGTTGAGAATAGGTGCTACGGATTCAGAGATAAACTTCTTGAATGGCAAGATGGGCGAGGTCATGCTATACGACAGAGCCCTAACCCCTGCTGAAATAAAAAGTGTTTACGAACTAACAAAGTGGAGGTATCCAAACAACTAACATGGCTATCAATAACACATCAATCTGCAATATGGCACTAGATAAACTCGGTGCTGCAACTATCGTAGACCTTGATACTGACGAATCCCCACAGGCTCAAAAGTGCAGGACTCACTTTGAACAGACAAGGGACGCTCTTGTACGCTCTCATTACTGGCGGTTCGCATCGGCAAGGGCTAAGTTATCTAAAGATACGGTTGACCCTGACTTTGAATACGACAGTCAGTTCATTCTGCCAACTGACTTCATGCGTTTCAAAACGCTATACGTTGACAATAGAAGTCCAAGCCTGACTACGAAAATTACAATCGCTATCGAAGGTGACAGGCTACTCACTAACGAAACAGCGATAAACATGAGATACATCAAGAGGGTTACTGACCCGACGAAGTTCGACGAACTATTCACAGAAGTCCTTATCTTAAAACTCGCTCTTAAACTTGTAGCCTTAGCCGGTGCAAACCCGAAGATGACCCAGACTCTTGCTGGAGAACTCGCTAGGGTTATGCCAAGCGTAAGAGCGGTAGACAGGCAAGAGACAAATAATGTAGGTAGAGACGTTCATGTGCCGTGGGTTGAAGTAAGAGTAAGCGGCGGAGCTTCATGGAGGCAATCGCGTGCCTAACGAGATACATGCAGACTATACAACAGGCGCAACGTTATACGCCACAAGATTCCAGCCGGACGGTAATGTGTTCGTTACCAGCGGCTCATCCGATCAGGTATGGTCTGACCCTACGCTGTATAACGTAACGATGACAGAGAACGGTGATGGTGGTCACTACGAAGGTGACTTTGACGCCTCTGGAAATATAGTGGCTGGTGTATATCAAATTACAATATTCTTACAGACAGGCGCAACTCCGGCCAACGGAGACCCTCAGCTATACAAAGGTGAGATATACTGGGACGGGACAGAAGAGATAAACCTATTCACTTTAGACGAAAAAATAGTAGAAGTATTTGATTCTCAGGCTAAGCAGTTGAATGTATATGAGGTGGGTGAATAGATGGCAAATTATCCGGTAATATCTCTTAATGCAGGAATAGGAACGCCACTTGTAGACACACGTTCTGATACGCAGAAGTATATCGCATTATGCAGGCAACTCCAGAACATGATACCTCGTATATATGGCCCAGTAGAACGAAGACCTGGATTCAGGTATGTTGCAAATTGCCAATACGATGACGTTAAGTCTCGGATTGTCCCGTTCATATTCTCGGCTACCATAGCGTATGACATTGAATTCTCAGACCAAATAATAAATATATACTTTCAGGGGACTTTAATAGAGTCTGATATTCCATCTCCATACCTTGATGCAGACCTATTCCAGTTACAGTTCGGTCAGTCGGCAGACGTGATGTGGATAACGCATCAGGATTATGCACCGCGCAAACTCTCAAGGGTGTCAGTTGATGACTTCTCGCTGGATACAATACTGTTTGAAAACGGACCGTTCATAAAAAGAAACGATCTTGCCAAGAACGATGATGTTACGATTAAGGCTACTGGGTATACAATAGCAACTGTTACAAATGGCACTAAGGATACGGCTAGCGTAACAATAGAAAGCACAACGGACATATCGGGTGAATTCACAGCGAATAAAAGGATATATATAACTGGCGCAACGGCAGACACAATAGACGATGCGTACACAGTGCATGACACAATAGCGACCACATACGTTGGGACAACCGTAACTGTATATACAAATGAGACTATAACAAGCGATCCAGCAGTAAACGGCGAGATGATGGTTAGCGACGCAACGGTAACTCTCACAGCGTCCTCTGACACGTTCCAGGCTGGCCATGTGGGCTCTTTGTTCAAGTTAACCCATAAACGGGCACAGGCCGTCACTAAGGGCTCTGCTACAGGCACAGGGATCATAGGTGAGCCGATAGACATTAAGGGTTCATTCACGGTCACATCAACAGGTAATTGGGGTGGCACATTCGAGGTGCAGAGGTTAGCAGATAAGACTAACTGGGAAACATACAGGTCTTATACATCTGTTATAACCGGCGGTCAGGGTTCGGCAAATGCACAAAAGACCGATATTGAGGAATCATTAGGTGTTCAGTACCGAATAAATGTAACAGAATTCGACTCAGGCATTCTCACTGTTACATTGTCGGCCAACTCTAGCACACAAGATAGTATATTTAAGATAACAAATTACGTATCAGCAACAGAGGTAGAGGCTACAGCAATAGTAGCTGCTCCCGAAAACACAACTACTATCAGATGGTATGAAGGGTCATGGTCTGATGTCAGGGGTTATCCTACTACTATTGTGTTCTTTGAGGAACGATGTATTTACGGATTCTCAACTCTTGACGCGCAGACTATATGGCTTAGTGGTACTGATGACTTTGAAGACTTTGAAAAAGGAACTAATGACGGAGATTCATTCGCATTAAAGATAGGCACTGGCAACCGTGGAAGATGGATAGGCTCTCTTGATTCGCTTGCTATTGGGACTTCTGGTTCTGAGTGGAGAATAAGATCCTCTGAGCTTGACCAGCCCTTAACCCCAACAGATTTCAGTATTAAAGAGCAAACAATACACGGTAGTAAAGATATACAGGCTTTAGCGGTCAACGAGGCTATAATCTTTGTAGATTCGGTAGCGAGAAAAATACGTGAGTTCACATTCAGCGAACCGAAGCAAAAGTTTGTATCACCCGACTTGACTGCTTTAGCCGAAAACGTAACGTCTGGCGGGATAACCAGTATGTCAGTACAGAATAACCCAGACAGTATCGTTTGGTTTACCATTGCCAATAGCCCTTACCTCATCTCTATGACTTACGAAAGAGATCAGAACGTAGTGGCTTTTGCGGAACATCCTGTGGCTGGCAATGGCATAGTAGAGTCTGTCTCTGTTGCTCCGAGCGAGGCCGAGGACATTATAACGGTCACTGTAAAGATAGCTATAAGCGGTTCCGTTGAGCGACAGATATGGCAGATGCAACCAAGAGACTACGGTGCAGATACCGATATATTCTTTGTCGATGGTGGGATAATAGACACATCAGGGTCTACCGCCATAACCGGCCTAGATCATCTTGAAGGCGAGACGGTACAGGTCATGGTCGATGGGGCACATCAAGCAGGTAAGACAGTGGTAAATGGCCAGATAACTATAGACAAGGCAGGGACAAGAGTTGTCGTTGGCTTGCCATACGAATATAAAGCAGAGCCGATGAGATTAGATAATAATGGTACATCTTATGGGTCTGTAAAGAAAATATCGGAGATTGTGCTTAGTTTCTATAAGACACTCAATGCTGAATTTGGCGATGGTACGAGACAATTCCCTATTCCTTGGCGCACTACAGAGAATTACGATAATCCACCAGAGTTATTTACAGGAGACAAGACATTGACATTCCTTGGCGGATTCACAACTGACACTCCGGTAGTAATATCAGGGACAGACCCTTTTCCTTGTATTTTACGAGCAATAATACCTAAAATAGACCAGACAGGAAGATAACATGACAGTATCGAATGACGAAGTAAGAACAAGTGTGGTCGGTGACGGAACAGCACAGGTTATTCCGTTCACTTTTCCAGTAACATTAACTAGCGATATTGATGTATTCTCTAGGCTTGTATCAGACGGAACTCAAGTTGAACTTACAGAGACATCTGATTACACTGTCTCTATACTTGGCGACACCGGAGGGAATGTAACTATGGTTACTACCTTCTCCAGTGATTACCAGATACACGTTGTCAGGGATACGCCAAATACTCAACTAATGAACCTTGAGTCTGGAGGGGACTTTGATGCTGAAAACATCGAAGATGCTATCGACAAGAATACAAAACTGACGGCAGAGAGCGCAGATAGCCTTAACCGTACTCTTATATTTCCTGCGACAGACCCTGCCTCATCATTTGCTGATATGCCAAACTCTGTTGATAGAGCAAGCAAGAACCTTACTTTCGATTCAGATGGTAAGCCGACTGCCTCTGTCGCTGTAGCAGAAGGCTCTGTCAGCTTTAGTGTCATAGGCACACAGATTGTAGAGGCCGCTAACGCACTGACCGAGAGAGGGATACTCGAACTTGATACAGGCGACGATGTTGAGTTCGCAGAGATAACCGGGACAGACATTATCGGTACAGGCGATATAACAGGAAGTGATATAATCGGAACAGGCCCGTGGATAAATGTTACACACCCAGATTTCGGGGCATCCCCTTCTGCTAGTGATGTAGAAAACTTCGCAGCTATAACAGCAGCCATAGCCGCCGCAGTAGCAGGGCAAACTATCTATTTCCCAGTTGGTCTTTACAGTATTAGCGAAACGCTTGTGATAACTAAAAAGATTACATTAAAGGGAGATGTATTCAGGAAGGGTTCGGGGACAGAGACGCAGTTAATATGGACACAAACAAACGGTACAAATGGAATAGAGCCAACAGTCGCTATAGCTATTGAAGGCATACAATTAACAGGTAATGCTCTTGCGGGTAACGGGCTACATATAGATGTAGGTGCTCCTATAGGTAACTTTATATGTAGAGACATGCGTTCTGTTTCATGGGGAGGTCATGGATTATACGGCAGTGAACTTTTCCTAAGCGAATTTTATAACTGCGGCATTCTTGCAAACGAAGGAGACGGGGTTCACTTAGTAGAATCTGCTTTAAATAATTTTGAGGGTTGCCAGATAGAACAAAATGAGGACACGGCTGATATATACCTTGACCAATGCAGTACAAACTCTTTTGTTGCACAGGTAGGTAATGGTACGGCTACATGGGGTATCTACATAGAAGATACGAACTTCTCTAACGGCAATAAGTTTGTCATATTCCACGACGGAACCACAGACAGAGGCATTTATTTCGGCGATAACTCACGGAACAATGAGATTTCTTATTCCGGTGGAACGTCCCACGATGTCAGAGATAGAGGAATAAACAACCACATGATGAATACTCGTATGCCGCAGATACCAACATATCAGTACGCGAGCAATTCATTGCCGAAGGTTCAAAATATCGTTAACAATCCATCAGGTGTAGTTGATGCTGATTCTGGGTGGAACACAAACGATATTGGAGTGACTCTTGCAAGGACTACAACGGACGGCGTAACAACTGGAACAGCTCACGAGATTGACTGGACGGTTGCTGCTACTGGAAAGTTAGCAATAACAAACGGGAGTGGTGCTATATCCACGGATGATATTATTGTTTTCCAATTCTGGGCGAAGCTAAGTCGTGACCTATTAACAACAGAAGATGCACAAATTCACTTGCAGGGTGCGTCTAACTCTACTGTTTCCCCACAAGAGGGGCAATGGTACGATGCAACGACCGATTGGAGATTCTTCTCCTTCTCATTTGTGGCTACGGATAGCATACCAGCGGGTGTTAAGATTTCATGGGAGATGGACATAGCTAATGATATTACCTTATTCGTTACTGATGTAACTATGTGCATAAACCCTGATGGTATGCCTAGCCATGTGCCGTTTATTTTCGCAGGTGGCGTAACAGAACATGTAAACTACCCACTATCTCACACTGGCGGGCTTGACCAGACAATGAGATTGCCGAATCTTGATACCGCTCCAACCGATCCAGAGCCGGGTGCGATAGCAATGGCAGATGGAATGAATTGGGACCCACTCGCTACAGGTACTTCTTGCAGTGAGTTAATATTTTATGGCCAAGCCATTCTTGTTGGTGACGATTACGAATGGGCCAAGATTGGCGCAACCGACGAGTATTCTGTTGGCCTTACTGGTGGTGGTGCAGACCCTAGTTTTACAGAACCAGACGAAGTTAGGATAAATGGCGTTAAGGTAGATAAAGGAGCTAGGGGTTCCTTAATAGCTAATACATGGGCTTGGGGCCAAGACGCAGGTACATCTTATGATACAGTAATTGTGTATCTAACTGGCGAAGCCGACCCTGACACTGGCGACGATGGCTCTGTAACTGCTATGAAGTGGACAGCTTTTGGTAACGAGGCACTTAAGTAATGGAATTTAGAGAAGCGACAACAGAAGACTTCGCCAACATAGCCGATAAGAGCATAACGAAAGGCGATAAAGAGTTTAGCGACAGAGAGAAATACTCTTATGTGTTAGAAGACGATGGGAAACTGATATGTATTGGTGGGTTCATAATCATCAACGCTGCTACGGCATGGTGCTGGATTGATCTTTCTGTTGACGCCTTAGATCATAAGGCCGTAATGTTAAGAACCACGAAAGACTGGATAGCTTCTTTTGCTAAAGAGCATAAACTAAGACGGCTTCAAGCATATGTGGATGTAAGCTTTGAAGAAGGAATAAATTTCATAGAACATCTTGGATTTGAAAGAGAGTCAATAATGAAAAACGCAATGCCTGACGGCGACGCAGCAATGTATAGGAAACTTTACAATGGGAAACTTTAGAGGCGTAACAGCGGCAGAAGGACTGCCTGGTAGCAGAAAAGACAAACAAAGGATTATGAATCGCAATGTCTTTAAGATTTCAGAGAAGGCCGATAAGGATGTTTTTGGTGAAGCTCCTGAGGACATTCCGCCACCAGAACCGATAGCACCCGCTCCAGAAGTTGACGATGACCAAGCTAGAGTAAGCAGGTCAAGGCAGCGAAAGAGAGGGAGGCAATCAACCGTGCTAACAGGCGATCTTGCTCCAGAACAGAAGAAGAAAACAACTTTAGGATAATGGTGACACTATGGTAGCATTTGCAGGTCTAGCATTATCAGTAGCCGCAGCCGCACAACAGCGACAGGCTGCTAAAGATGACGCAACAAGGCGAAAGAACCTTGCGACGTTCAATGCGCAAGTCCAAGAGAACGAAGCTAAGGCGAAGAAACAGGCTGCCGAGTTTGCATCTAAGCGACTGGCCAAGAAAAGTGCAAGAGACAGTAGTAGGCTAAAGACACAGTTAGCTAAGGCTGGTGGACTAGGCTCTCCTGTAGCAGAGGACTTGGCTGTAGAACTTGAAACAGAGCAAGACCTCCTTGACCTCTTGATAGGGTTTGAGGGAGAGACGGCGGCTAAACAGGCAAGGGCTCAGGGAGCTATTGATACGGCAGCAGGCAGGCGGGCGATAGCAAGAGGGCAGGCTCAGGCGACGGCAGCTACAATCGGCGGTGGCAGTTCAGTACTTAGTGGGTTCAATACTGGCGGAAGAAGAGATACAACTCCTAAGAAAACAACATTTAGAAAGTCTGGCGGCGCCAGTTAAAGGTTTATATTATGGGCAGATTTGAAGCACCTCTAACACAAAAAGGCTTACCCGGCACGTCCGGTTCGGTGCGTGACACCACTGATCCTACTATTGGTGCTGGCGTTATAGGGCAGGCTGCGGCTAGGCTTGGCACGGAGGTTAAGAATCTTGGTATAAGATTTGATCTCATACAGGCCAAGTCTCAGTTAAGCGACAGTATGGTTCACGCCTCTAATTTGACTAATAGTTTCTTTGATACTCTCGGCAGTAATGAAGACCCTGAAACTTACGGAGAAGAACTAAGGAAACTTAATAAACAGATAGAAGGTGTTACGCCAGAGAATTCAAGGGCTGCCGGTGTATTCAGGCAGAACATGGCAACAAGGTCACTCCAAACTGCTAAGCTAGTGAGGACAGCGGCTGAGAAAAAAGTAGAACAGAAATCTCAGACCTCAGACTTTTTATTGCTTCAAACGGCAAAGACATCTGGACTGGAAGCGGACTTCGATGTATACGAAAAAGCTGTAATCAATGGCGTTAAGCTCGGCGTGTACGATGCTAAAGAAGGTGAGTTGCTTTTAGATAACGCCGACAAGGACAGGGATATAGCAGAGAAGAATGAGGTCTTTACTAGGGCGTCTAGCCAAAGAGACGAAGAAGGAATCATGGACGTAGACCGCGCTCTTGCTCATGTAGACGCTTGGGACGGGCCTGAGAATGATAAGGCTGACATTAGGAATCAAATACAGAATAAAGCAGCCCAAGAACAAAAGAGAAGCGATGAAGCACTTGCTAATAGGACAGGCGAGGAAGATGAAAGACTCAATCAATTACTGATTGATAATCAATTAAGCGACCAAGAGATTGAATTAGTAGACCTTGGAGCTAGAGGAAAACAAAAGACATTTGAAGATGGTTGGAAGGATGGATGGAAAAAGAGATTGCGTGACGACTTGAAGCTGGGGACGCAGAAACCGTGGCCTTTAGTAGATAACGATACAGCCGTACAAGACCTTGAGACAAAACTTACAGAACAATCCAGTGGCTCGACTGATATAAATGAGACATACAAGTTTATCAACGATGCCGCCGCTAAGGGATTGCTTACGAAGGGTACAAGAGACAAGATGAGGTCTGACGCTAAGAAGGGCGGGCTCGACGCCATCGACGAGCAGGTTAATGCGTCTACGCTAAGAGTGAAGAACGCCCTTATCGGCAGGCTTACGGCTCGCGAGGCGAGGTTTAGAGTTATTGAAGCATCAAGAGCATTCTCAAGAGAAGAACAGCAACAGGCAAGGGCTACGGGATTCTTGCTTCAGGTAGGCTTTGAACAGTTAAATAGATTCAGTGCAGAACTTAATAAGAGAATGAGGGAAACCGGAAAGCAAACCTTAAGCTCAGTAGAGGTAGAATCGCTGGCGGCTCAGGTATGGACTAAATACAAAGCAAAAGACGACGCTACAAAGATAAGAGAGTTTATGGAGTTTACCGGACAGAGATCGCCAAGACCAGACGCTTTCCCAGAGAGTAAGTGGAATTCAGTTAGTGACGTTACAAGGGCTAGTATCATTGCTGGTATGGCGGATGGAATGACAGTTGAACAAGTTGAGGCTATGATAGCTAAATGAGCGAACAAGACTTAATAGATTTTGTTAATAAATTACACAAGGAACCACAAGACCCTATCGAGCCATCGTCATTCGATAAGCTTGCAGCAGAGGGTAGAGATATGGACTCTATCGTATCTCAACGTGACATTGAGCTGGACTACGATAGCACTGTTCAAGACAACTTCTTAATAGGCGGTGTGCTTCCTACTGACCCTAGCGACGTGTCACAGCCTGACGTAGAAGTAGTTAAGCCTACGCCCGATCTGGACATGTTCTTATTGACAAGAGACACTAGCGAGCCTATCAGCACTGAACAGTTTGCTCAATTAGCAAGAAGGGCCGAAGGGGAAATTGCTCAGGAAAAAGGAAAGGTTGCCGTAGAGAAGGCTGCGTTTGCCGCTGACTATATAAGCAGGCTTATACGTTCAGCTATGGCAGTTACTGGAATTTCAGCCACCACCGAAAGGTTTGGGGACATAAGAAAGTCTCATAACTTCTGGATTGCAATGATGGACTTAATGCACACGGTAGATCCGACTTCTCCGAATATCCCAGCTATTGCAGATATATCAGAAAAGCAGGCTAAGCAAGTTAAGGAAATACCGGGGATATTAACCGACCCAAAGATACCAACAGAGACATTGCCCGGCATCGGCAAGGGACTCACTCAATTAGGCACGCCAGAGGAACTTGAATGGGTGTATGACGTTGCTGGTGAAATCGTGATAGAGGCTAGGATTACTGGTGCTGTTAAGAAGGCAGCGAAGTTTGGCATGTCTAAGTTTACCAAGAAAGTATACGAATCAGGCGAAGAAGCAGCTAAGAAGGGAGGAGTTAAAAGACTTCTCGGCAGTTTCACTAACGAAGAAATAAGCGCGTTGGCTCAAGCGAGGAAAGCTAAGAAGGTTGGATTGCTTGGTACACGGCCTATCCAAGAAAAGATAGATGACGCAATCTCTCGCACTTTTGATTATATTACAGAAACCGCAGACGCAAGACTCACAAAGAAGAAGGCTATTTCTATTAAGAGGAAGGCCGGTGCGGCTAGACTCTATGATGTTCAAGGTGAAGGGTATGGAGTTGGGTATTCCAAGAGGCTCAGGAAAGCAGGCACGATAAGCAAGACCGAGTCTTCGTTCGTGCCATTCCTTGATGCAGCCCCAGCAGCAGCAGACGATTACGTGACACTACAGAAGACCGTAGACAACTTCGACTTCGGTGGCAGCAAGATATACACCACAACTAACGCACAAGAAGCTTTAGAAAAACTGTACGAGACAGGAGAGCTACTGACCGCAGGTGATGTGGAACATCTAAGAGATATATTCGGACAGGACTTTGCCAACGCCCTGAACAAGTTTATCGACAAACCAACCGGCGTAGCGGGCATGATGCTTGAAGCTGGCAGTGAGATGTTGCGTGGATTAAGTGCGACATCACGTACATTGATGACTACTGGTGAGCTATCGTTCCTCATAAGGCAGGGTAACTTTAGGGCATGGATTCGACCAGCAGACGCAATACGATCTTACGCAGTAGCGTCAAGGGCTTTGGCGTCTCCGAAATACGCAAGGTACTGGGACGAAGCAATGAGAGGTTCAGCTAAAGGTAAAGATGCTATTGAAAAGGGATTGTTCTTAGGCAGGTTTGGTGACGATGTTAAATTGACCGCCAGAGAGGAATTCTTTAACGCTGAATGGCTAAAAGGTGTTCCAGTTCTAGGGAAAACTGTCAAGCGATTTGAGGCTGCTTACGTAGTGGGCCTAAACCAGCTTAGGATGGACTGGTTCGACGAGGGTATGCAGCTCATCCGGCAGTCCGGTAAGGCCGGTGACGACAAGCTAACGGCGTCGTGGGCGGCTTACGTGAACAACATGACAGGCAGGGCAGACCTCGACGCTCTTATCAATCAGGGATTAGGCCCAAAAGCTGACAAGATCATGGAGAATATGGTAGGAACTGCTAAGAATGTCTTGTTCGCTCCAAGGTTTGCCGCTTCAAAATGGAACAAGCATAGGACGGCTGCCGTATTGATATTCGGAGACGAAGCACCTGCTGCACTGAGAAGTATGATCGTAACTGATACAATGCTGAAATGGAGAAGGTACGAAAGGCTTGCTCATTACGCAAAGCAGGGAGGGTACGAAGTAGAAGAAGACCCGAGATCCAGTGACTACTTGAAATTCAAGAGAGGTAACACAAGGTTCGACGTACTTGGTGGTGATGCACAGTTGATGGTTTTAATAGCACGTCTTGCAACTGGAGAAACAAAGGATACAACCACTGGAGAAGTCAAGGAAAACATTGCCTCTAAGTTAATTCAAGACCATGCAGCAGGCAAGTTAAACCCTGCCGTGTCACTGATGTATGATAAATTTATCGCTAAGGAAACATTCAGGGGTGAGGATATAAACGACCCAGAGGTTTTGGCGAGAACGATAAGAGAAAAATTCATACCTCTCTTCATACAGGATGTTGGCGATAAAATAAGGAACGGTTACGAAGAGGAAGGATTAACGGTTGCGGAATCAATCGAACAGTCAACGAGTACTATGATGATGGGCTGGGTTGGTGCTGGAATACAGACGTATCCACCGTCCGCAAGAAAGAAAATAGAATTACTATACAACGAATCTGCTAATAAGTTATACGTAAAAGACTTTCCAGACCTTACTGTTTCGCAAAAACAAGAGGCCATGTTTGAAGCCGAGATAGACCACGGCGAGGAGATAGCTGAGTTAAAGGCAGAAGCTGGTATGAATACTCTGTCTCCGGGCGGAGCGTCAAGGATTCAGGAGTTTAGAAATAAGTCAACTAGAATAATAAGGAAGGGTCTTGGCGACGACTTCAAGCTCTTTAGTTCAAGCATGGTTAGTGTTGGTTCGATGGGCATAGATATAGAAGATGTCAGGCTAAACACGAAACAGCATAAGAGGCTTAATGATCTTTATGTAGATTTCATGAAGAAGGAATTAAAGATGTATCCCGACATAGAGCTAATAGCTCCAAGGGACCCGACCCGGATACAATGGTTAGAAGACATAAGGGATCAAGCTAAGGAAATGGCCGTAGATGAATTATTCTTTGAACAACCAAAGAGGCAATCTAAATGAATCTCCAAGCCATAGTAGACATGCAAATAGACCGTGGCGATGCAACGCTCCAGATGTTACAGTGGAACGAAACCGCGAAGAGATGGGAGACAACCCTTAACCCTGTCGCTCCCGCTGATGGGCAGTTTGGGTTCTGGACAAGAGACTCGGTAACTGGTATAGTAACCTTGGCTACAGCCACGGATGATTTAAATATAGAAGAAACAATAACAACTAAGCGGCTTCTGGCCGGAGGTGTAAAATGAGTGAACAATTTGGTAACATAACAGTAGATGACTCAGTAGAGCTTGATCTGAATACATTTCAAGCCGACGGGGCAAGCGTTACAGCCACCATCGTGCTTAGTGATGTCAAGGTGTATAAAGATGGAGGAACTACAGAGAGAACGTCTACGTCTGGTATATTATTATTCAAAGACCATGACGGAGCCGCCGGAACCCATGTTGTCACAATAGATACATCAGACAATACCGATGCAGGCTTTTATGCCGCAGGGTCAAATTACAAAGTAAAAGCCCTAGGTATTACAGTAGACTCTCAGACTATCAACGCTTTCTTTGGCTCGTTCTCTATCCAGAACAGGTTCATGCGAGGCACGGAATCTGCTGCTACGTCCGCAAAGCAAGATACTATGGAGACAACCCTTAATGACGTTCCGACTACTGCTGAGTTCAATGACAGAACGCTCCTCGCTGCCGCTTACACTATAGTAGCAGACCTTGGCGTTGTTCAGTCTGCCGATAACGACACTAAGCTATCTACGATTATATCCACAGGCTCGACTGGCCCGTGGACTACAGGCGGTGGTGGGTCTGCACCGACTGCGGAAGAGAACAGGATAGAGATGGATTCTAACAGTACGCAGCTTGCCGCCATCGTAGAAGATACAGGAACAACACTCGAAAACAGGCAGGTCGAAATACTTGCAGACGTAACAGGTCTTAATGGCGATGTGATGAGAGGGACTGACGGCGCGAATACTACCGTACCCGACGCTGCTGGAGTTGCTCCAACTGCCGTAGAGAATAGGCAGGAGATGGACAGCAACAGCACGCAGTTGGCGGCGATTGTGTTAGACACCGGCACTACGCTAGAAAATAGGCAAGTTGCCATTCTCGCTGACGTGACAGGGCTTAACGGGGACGTTATGGTAGGGACAGACAATGCGGCGTTAGCCACAGCCCTAGCCACGGCCCAGACTGACCTCGATACAATAACAGGTGCAGACGGAACAACCCTTGCTACAGCACAAGGCAACTATGCTCCGAACGTAGTAGTCCCTGACGCAGCAGGTACAGCTCCGACAGTTGACGAGATTCTTGACGATGAAGTAGACAATGACGGAACGGCAATATCTCTAAGGGAGGCACAGAAGTTAATACTCTCAATCCTCACAGCAAAGAGTTCTGGTGGCGGGACAGCCACCCTTGTATTCAGAGATATAAACGACAGTAAGAATAGGCTATCTGTGACTGTAGACGCTAACGGTAATAGAACCGCAGTTGGCACGAGGGACGCAACCTAATGAACCCCGGCTTCTGGCATTCTAATTTCTATCCAACGGACTTCTGGCATGAGAACTTCTGGCAGGACTTTGGTGGGCTTTCTACAGCCGCTGTCCATATATTCAGCACTGCCGCTATAGAACCTGCCCACGTCTCCGATTCCGGCAACAACGTCCTCATAGCAGGTGACTTGGAGTTGCAGAATATATACGTCGAAGATACTGCCATCTTCACTAATGGCGGGATCAGCTATAACACCATACAGGACGAGTTGCAGATAAGCTGTTCTACGGCTATTGACATATCCTGTAATGAAGAGATAACTTTAGACGCCGCAGGGGTTATAGTAGAGACAGGCTACTTCCAGACAGACCAAGGCAGGATAAAGAACACCTCCAGATATACCTCGACTCAAGCCATTCCGGTAACAGACGACCAGGTGTTCTGTAATGGCACATTCACTGTAACCCTGCCTGTAGGGGTTGATGGGCAGGCGTTCAGAATAATAAACGCAGGTACGGGCACGATAACGATAACCTCAGCAGAGAATATCGTAGGCTCAACCCAAGATGTAATACTTAATGCTGGTGATATAATAATACTAACTTTTGAAACGACGGATAAATGGTGGTAACATGAGTAGAATAGGAACAACAGACTTCATGTTGGAGGTAGCGAAAGGCACTGTCGAAGGCCACTCCCACATAAATAAATTTGGGCATAACTCAGCCACTACTGAAGGCGATGACGTATGGGGCGGAGGCGGCGTATATCCTTTCTATCCTACCGCCGCTGTAGATGTTGATATAGTTAGCACAAGTACTGACGATGATACAGGTGGTATAGGGGCTATTCAAGTAATAGTACAGGGCCTTGATTCTAATTGGGATGACCAACAGGAAACAGTAACCCTTAACGGCACTGGCATTATTCAACTTAGTAATACTTATGTCAGGCTCTTTAGGGCATGGGTGCATGAGGCTGGCTCTTCAAATAGCAATATCGGTGACATCACTGCTTATGCAAGGTCTACTGGAAGTGGTGTCACGATTGGTGACGTTGGAATATTCATAGGGGCTGATGACGGTCAAACACTACACACGCTTTACACTATACCAAACGGCAAGACAGGCTATTTTATAAAGGGATATGTCGCGTTAGCAACAGACGCTAAGACAGCAGAGAACGGCACTTTTCGTTGGCTGATGCGTCTAAATAATGGCTTTAACGGCGCATGGCTTGTGCAAGGCGAGGTTGGCTGTGTCAATCTGGGGTCAAGTCATTGGCAGTATGAGTACGGTGTACCGGCTGGCCCGCTACCAGAAAGGACAGACATAAGGATTGCACTAACAACGGCGTCATCCACATTTGACACAGTTGGCGGATTTGATATAGTATTAGTTGATAATTAAGGAGAACAGCATGGCAAAAGAACAATGGCATAGATGGGGACAGACAGTGGTTACTATAATCACGTTGGCGTTTGTATGTGGGATAACGTACAGCCGTATCGAGATTAACACCAATGACATATCTGAAGTAGAGACTGACATTAAGAATATCGGAGAAGAAGTACATGAGCTAGAGGTAAACCAGCAACGTGATATTGCGCTCAGGGAGGCTCTATTACAGGCCGCCGTTAGGATGGAAGCTAAGATGGACAGGATGAGCGTGGAACAAAACATAATAAAGGCAGACGTAATTGCCACCAAAGTTAAAGTAGACACCCTAATTAAGGATTAACTATGCCAACCCACACAGCATCGGAACGTAAGAAACGTAAGGTTAAGCAGAAAAAAACCAAGGTGAAGCAAAAGAAGAATAAGGTAAAAAAGAAATAGTCCTCATGGACGACAAGGAGACAATCAAGCGTAAAGATGAGCGGATCAGATTCTTAGAGAAACTAATAGCCGAATTACGTGACTATCTAAGAGAGATGCTTGTCGACATTAAGAAATAGACTTTTCATCCCTCTCCTCCTAGGCCCTGCCGTGACTCCATCGGTGGGGCCTAAATCAACTCAGCCCATGCAGGGCTAGAGCCCTGTCGATGCTTTCAGTGTCACGCTCCTTGCCCACGTCCAGCTTGTATTGGTCGATGATCTTAAACCTATCCTCCCAGACAGGCATCTCTAAATCCATGATAGCCTTTCTTACTTCTGGAGCTACGCCCGTAGCGTACATGTTGTCGGGGTTATCCCTGACTACCTTACGCATATAAGCCCTGCACCTCCTTCTATGACATGGCTTGCATATCTTCTGGTAGCCCTGCTTTCTGGAACGATCCTTTACTAGCTCAGAGATGGGGTGGACGTTATTGTCCATAGGGCATTTTAGGCATAGGTCTGTCTTCATATCATCTCCTGTCTAGCCCTGTTCGCGTAGGGGCAGGGCGGTGCATGAACTTAACTGCTTTAAAATTCCTTGTTCATATAAGAAGTGTTGCTCAGTAGCCAATTCTGACTCCATGACCAATCGTCAAAGATGTACTGCCTAAATTCCTGCTGAGTCAATTCTACTTCGTTGCCTACTGCCCAATTGAGCATTTCAATAGCTGTGTCGTAATCCTCTGTCTGATCTTTCGGAGCAGGCAAACGGAATGAGGTGTTAATATTCCTGCCAAGCCTTGCATCTTGCAGAGCCTTATCTAATTGCTCTATAACCTCTTGGCGAAACCCCTTTTGCGCCTTGATAAAGTTGGCTTTATGAGATTCACGGTTCACTGTTAATTTTTCCAATAACTGCTCTTTCTTCACTTTTACTTTGTTCATCTTTCATTCCTTTCTAAATTAGTTACTTGTTAAATTGGTTTCATCCATGCCCCAACAGCCTCAACCACAGCCGAAGCAGTGTTCGGGTCAGGCTCAGTCGCCCCTATAGCGACGCTGGAGAAGTCTGTGATGTGTTCAATGTCTTTAGTCTTGTACCACAGGAACAGGTTCTGCTTTACCTCTGAGCGGTATTCTACGCCGTCTACAGTGACTGTCTCGATGGAGATATGTTGCGCACACCCTGCCAGCAAAAAGGCGAAGGCGAATATAAGGATGGCGAGGGTTAGGGTTATTAGGTTTTTCATGGTTTGGTTTCCTTCACGAGTCGAGTTACGTACTGGTATTCAAGTGATCTTGATGACTCTGGGTACAGTTCCCGGAGCATTCTCCATGCTTTTCTATAAGCAGTTTGACTGGCGATTGCACACTTTCTTGCCTTCTTAAACCCAAAGTGGCGTTTAATGTAACCATCTCGTAAGTCTGCCATCGCTTCCGCCTCGGTAAACAGGCAGGCTATTTCGTCCGGTACTTCATATTCTTTTGGTTCTATCATTCTTCTATCTCCTTATCTTTAGCTTGGGCGGGGGTTATTGCGGCGAGGGCTTTGTTGATGTCGCCCATAACATCGCATACGTCCTTGTACATATCCCACGCACCAGAGTCGTCAAGGTCTTTATATGCTTTCTCTAACGCCTTCTCTGCCTTATCCAGCCTCTGTTGGAGGTCGGAGGCGGGGCGGGAGTTAAGAGCGATGATGACTTCTGCTCTCGTTGAGTACTCGCCAGTAACGACCCTTGACATGGGGCAGTCTTCGTTATTGCAGCCACCATAATACATACCACGATGAAAAGTGGTAAACGGAATTGCTCCACAAAACGGACAGGGAGCAAGATTTATTTTCTCGTTACTCATTGCTATTTCCTTTCACGTCTTCGATTATACTGTCTATGTAATTTGCTATCATGTAATGCGTCTGGTCTGGGAGGAGGTCGTGGGGTTCAAGGAGCTTTTGTTTTTTATCGCTTATGTCCCAGTCGGCGGTAGGTGATGCCAAAAGCAAATCAGCCCACACCTCCATCAGCAACAGGGCTACGCTCTCGTTACACCAGTTCTTCTTGTTACTAGGCTTCCACAGCCTCCATCCGGTTATAAAGCTATACATGACGCCTCTACGGTCGTACTTGATGTGGTAGTTACCGTAGTAGCAACCGTTTTGGTAAAAATTTTCCGATATGTTTTGGTTAGTCTCGGTTTTCAAGTGTGTATTAAAGTACAGATAGGGAACATCTGCCATTTCGCAAGCCTTGATGAATATTTGCTTCTCCTGCTCGGCAGTAACAGGAATACGGATCTTGTCCCACCTATACCCGTGAGAGTAGCCGATCATCTTGAAGCGGAAGCCGTTGACGCCGTCTTGTAGGGTGGAGGAGGCGCTTATCCCGCCGTACCTGTCGGAGAAACGCAGTTCCATGTGAAGCCCGTTAGACCGGACATTGATAAACTTCTCTACCCAGGTGAGCTTGTCGCCGTACAGCTTCATGCGTTTGGCGTTGCGGGTGTAGATTGTAATGTATTTTTGTTCCATTATTCTATCTCCTTAAAACTTATCGTTTCGTATAATTCATCTTCTGTTATTTCGCCAGCGTGAGCCTTGTCATGGCAAGCCCTGCACAGCCCTATAAGGTTCTCAATACAGTCTGCTTCTGGGTTGCCACCCATGCCTTTAGCTGTTATATGGTGGATGTCAATAGCAGGCTGGCTACATATCTCACACACGACATCCTCTTGGACTTGGTAGCCGTGGAATTCAAGATATATCTTTGTGTGCTTTTGCATGGCAATCCTTGCATAAGGGTTTTTGTGGGACATTCAACAGGCGTTCTCTTATTAAATCAAAGATGCCATCCCAATCTATGCCGTCCGTATGGTGGACTTCCAGTTTAACTTCCCTGCCTTTAGCCACACTCTGCTTTACGCCACACTCTGCACAACAGTAGCTAGTGGACTTAAGAGCCTTAGCCCGTTCCCTTGACCTCATCCATAACAGGCGTAGGGCGGCGCGTATCTTACTGTTAGGTGTGTATGGTAGCTTCTTACCCATTACTCTGTCCTTTCCTTAAGCCATTCACCATAAGTCTCACACCCCAAGCAAGGCTCTTTCAGAGAGCAGTTACAGGCCGGGTCGCAGGGGCAGGGGTGGAGGTTGTGCGGACTGACCGTTATGCAACGCTTAGAGCAAGGCTGATTAACATGTACCGATGATACGTTGTGGCACATGGTTACATTTCGTTCCTGCCTCTGGAACTGACACTCTGGCAGGAAACTTACTTTCTTCGCTGTTTCTATCGCTTCTTCAAAGCTTATTATCTTGCCTGGTTTCTTTGCCATCTTCTTATTCCTTAATACTCGGTACATTGATTGGTTTCCAGTGAGTGACTCGCGTATCTTTAAATTTTCCAACAGAAATCATAAATATTGCGCTATCGCCAAACCTGAACATTCCATTACACTTGACTACATGGAAACGCCCATTTTCTTCCGGCAACCTATCCGCCACACTCACCCACTCATGCTCTTTAACCTGGTCTTCCAGCTCCGCCACCCTACACTTAAGACAAACCTTGTCCCGTGTCAGCCTGTAGTTCTTCCCGCACTTGCACAGGGTCATGGTGTGGAGCGTGGCGGACTTGAGGCAGGCGAGTTCTTTCTCCAACTCCACAACCTGGTCACATTTAAGTGCGTAGCCTTTTACTAAGTCATCATAATTATTTTCCATCTTCATTACCTTTCAATGGGGCAGGACTGATTGCCTGCCCCGTGCTATGGGGTTCTACCAATCTAAATCGTCATCGTCATCTTCGGTTAGGGCGGGGGCTGGGGCGGGTTCGAGGGAGTCGGTATTAAGCCAATAAGAGCCATGCTTATCAGTGTCTACTTGAACAGTGCTGTCTCCGGTTGATATTAGAAGAACCTTACCAGATAAGCCCATGTCCTCTGCATTCCACGATATTGTGCCGGAAACCTTCTTAACCACCTTCACCTCATCGCCTACCTTGAACTGGGGGCGGGCGAAGTAGGCTTTAAGGGCGTCGAAACCTTCTTGATACGTTGTCGGGTGATACTCTGTTTTATCGACCAATGTAGCAGAGCTTATTGAATCGCTGAGCCACTTCATATTGACAGGTTTGTTGTAGTAATCAATGCCACAAGCCTTACTAATAGCAATCCACCTTAAATCGCCATCTCTGCTAAGTATCATCCCAATGTCTTCGTCGTCTTCAACCACATCCCCCACAGCAGGGGAGTAGGGCTTAGGCTCTGGAGCAACAGGAGCATCCTGTAAGGGGGTAAGGACACGGGGCGTCACCGCACTTTGATCGGTCAGGTTCTCGCTCTGACCTGCTTTGGGTAGCATCAAAAAGGGCGGGCGGCTACCTCAATATCTTCCATCTTCACTTTCAGGCCACCTTTAATCAGCTTCTCGATGTCTTTACGAGCCTGATAGATAGCCAAGTCTTCGCTGTAGAAGCCCTTGTAAAGCACGTCGTCCAGAACGGGGACTTCTTCCGTCTCGATAAGCATGTTAGTGCCCTTGTGGGTTGTGAGGACTATCGCTTTGGCGTTAATCTTGTAACTGCTTTTGGTTCTCGTTGATACATATACTGGTGTTGATGTTGTACTCATTGTAATACTCCTTCATTAAAGTTATGCCCGTATGGGCGTTAGTTGATATGCCCCAGACAAACCCACGCTGGCTAGAGCGGGAGATGGTGCTATGGACACCTTGGATTTGCTGGGGTTTAATTG